TCCCGCCGGATCTGGATCAGAAGGTGGTGTAGGTCCAGGAATAACTGTAACCGACTGTATGTTCTGTGTAGATGAAGTAGTCGTGGTTGTCTGCTGAGTGACTTCTTTAACTGACAGAGTCGCTTCTGTGGCATTAAGGATAGTCGCACCCTTAGTCACTGAGATGTTAGAAGCATAGAATGTACCGTCACCTTGAGTGCTAATTGCGTTTGATCCGGTAACAAGATTTGGCACATCTACGATCTTCATCTCAAGCGTGGTCGCTTTAAATGTATTTGGTGGAATAGTAAACATTCCATAGATAGAACCGGTAGAGTCAGTATAGAATCCGGTCTTTTGATAGCCAGGAATTGTAGAAGCGCTGGTTGCGATCTGAGTGCCGCCATATAATTTATAGAGCGTAGCGTATGTTGAGTCCATCTGCTGGAACCAAGCATTTACGTCTTGGTTATTCATGAAGATGTACACGCGAGTATTAGGCTTTAAGCCGTGGCATGTTACTCTGACGTTGATAGACTTTACATAAGGCAAGATAGAGACGTCAGTTACATTCTCGCCGAGATTGTACTGGTTAGTAGATGTTGATACATTGAGCTGCTGACCCTGTCTCTGGTTATTTACCGTTGTAGTAGTTGTCTGCTGCTGCTGAGTGGTATTGATGATGTTGCCATAAGCATCTGTGACCGAGCTCGTAGATGCAGCGCCTAAGCTTGTAGAAGTCTTACTGGTAGTGTTCCAAGCACCCCACTGACTGCCAAAAGCAGAAGCACCTAGGTTAACCCAGTTAGAAGCTAGATCTATATTGGTAACAACATCTGGACCTTTGTTGAGGTCTGGCATAGTGCTACCTGGAGGATCAAAGGTAATATCACCTTTCCAAGTATAGATGTTTCCATCGATGCAGTTTCTGTACTTAGTAGCATAGCCCTGCTTTATGTAAGCAGCTTCGTTGTAGCTCAAGAGAACCATATTGCCTTTCTTTACGACATTGGTGCTCTGCGCTGAGTTGAACTTCATAGGTCTATTGAAGTAGTTAAACTGAGGACGAAGTTCAGTCTTTGCTTGATCGATCGCGATATTGTAGTTTGGATCGATAGTATTGCCGATGTCGTGGCCAGCAAATGAGTCGACCAAGATACCATTCTGGAATCTATTCTGACCGGTCGTACCTGAGCGAACAAGAGTATCTTTGGCGCTTGTCTCAAGAAGAGAAAGCGATGTATAGTACTCGAGATTGTCGATCTTATTAGAGAGGACGTTGATGTCCTTCATAGTATAACGCTTGTTCTGAGTTATACTATTAGTCACAGCATAGTCGTATCTGTTATATGTCTTAGCATCCGGAGTAGACAATGAGGGATACGGAGGAACTGTAACTAGACCGAGTGTCATAGCTCCAGACTGATCGGCCGGAGGAATTGGGAAGTTAGAAGCCGTACCTTCTAGAACTGCTAGAGTTCCATCTGTTCTGATAATTGCTTTATCGATACGACCGAGATAGTGTTGGACATCTGTCTGCATGTTGCTGTCTGGCGATGGGAGATATGTCTCACCATAGGGAGCAGAGAAAGTTAGCGTGCTAGCTGGGTTTGCGGTAGCAGTTGTTGTCCAGTTAGTCGAGTTAGCAGAAGCGGTTGCCGTATTTGTAGCGTATGGACGGAAGTCGATCGAGTCTCTTAGATCAAAGACCGAGCCGTCCTGTGCGGTGAACTGTGGAATCTGCTGGATAGTAATGGCACTTGTGTTTGCAGTGTTGGCATCTACTGGATAAGAGTTACCATTGAAGAATCCAACACCTGCAGTTGTTACAAATGTAAACACGTCCATGTCAACTACTATTCTAGAATTTGCAGTTAGCAGGCCTGAGTTGAGAACTGAGATCGAAGCTAGATCGTAGTAGCTGTCGCGCTGACCGTTGTCAAAGTTGAACGATGATAGGTAGTTCACACCTGAGTTTGAATATGAACCGGCATTGATGTAGATAGCGTTGATCTTATTAACGTCTGGGAAGCCGAGAGAGAATGGACCGGTTGTGCCGGCGCTAGCGCAGTTGATGACAACGTAGGTGCTCTTGTTGATCTTCTTCTGGATCGGAACGGTAGAAGATCTTAGAACATCGTAGTAGCCGACTGCTTGGAAAGCCGCGTTGACTGTCTCACCGAGAGTGTAAGTCGCGCTAGTTGTAGTAGCGGTGATAGATCTAGTTATAGTTCCATTGGTCTTTGAGAAGTCGATTGGAACACCAGTTGGGAAAGATTTCTGGTGAACGTTGGCAGAAGCGCTGAATGTGTTCGCGTAAGGAACTCTGACCTGCAAGAACGTGTTGTTTGCGATGAAAGAGATCTCTTTCTTTACCGAGTTAAAGTAGATCCAGTCGCCTACCATATACTCAGATAAGAACGAAGTAGAAGTACCAACAACGTTAGAAGATCCAACGTTAGAAGATGTAGTCGTCACCGCGACAGTTCCACTCTTAGCATAGGTAAAGCCATCTGATGATGGGATAACTAAGAATGGATATGTCGAAGATCCGGTAAGTGTTCCGGTGTGGTCCATAACTTCAGTGGCGGTACCATGAAGTGTTGGAAGAGATAAGGTCATAGTAGCAGTAGATGAGCTTACGTTCGCGAACGATGAGTTGCTTCTCGCTCTGTAAACATAGCTGATGTTATTGAATCCATCTACCTTGATCGCTTTCTGACCAATCGGATAGATCATGTTTGTGTACTTACCCTGCTGTAGGGTAGTTACATATGTGTTTGACTGAGCGTTGTATGTCTGTACAACGTCGGCAACTCCTAGCATAGAGCTTCCGTTGTAAGAGATGACGCTTTGAACCGCAGAGAAGTTGTATCCCGGAAGCATCTGGATGTTGAAGAGATAGAGTCTGTATTGACCTGTCCAAGAACCGATAGTTCCAGAATCATAGACCATACCGCGGGCGTATGCTGTACCAATTTTAGTAGATGATGAGTAGCCTGAGAGGAACGTACCGCCGTATAGAGCATTCTTAGCTACACTGTGTAGCTCGAGCTTTACGATACTGTCACCTGTATCAAATTCACCGCAGTAGTCATTAACAAAGATGTAGTTACCAAAGTTAGCGCTCACTACTTGACCGGTTAACGTCTCGTAGTCAGTGCCTTTTCTTAGGTCTACTTTGTTGTTATTAACGAACTCGACTCTATAACCCTCGACGTAGCCTAGGCCTCGAGAAGAGACTAAGTTATTGTATGTGGCTACGTTTGCATCGGTAGAAGGCTTTGACTCGGTAGAGAGAACGAATGGATAGACAACGTAGTTGCCGTTGGTCTCATATGTTCTTCTTGCAAGTTCACTGCCGAGAGCTGCGAGTTGCGGGGTATTCTTGATTGAAACTGGCTTGCCAAACTTAAAGTCGCAGAGCGAGAAGAAGCTAGTTGTGTTGGCGAGTGTTGAGGTTGTTCTCGTAACTAGTGTAGGTACTAGCTGGAGACGATGCGCGCCTGGAGCTGTGTAGTTAGGAGAACCGGCTGCGTTGTCGTATAAGCTTGAGTCTGCTTCAGGAGTAACAATGTTCTCAACTGCGTCAAAACCTACAGAGATATTATCTGGAGAATTGCTGTACTTACTGATGATAATTGTCTGAGGCTCGACTGTAATGAAGAAGCCTTTCTTAAAGATAGTACCAGCAGTAGTTGTGAAGGCATAACCTATACCTGTAGAGTTGGTCACAGTCGCCACAGTTACGTTACCAACAGCGACGTTGGCTACGGTAGCGATAGCTAAGTTCTCACCGTTGGCAAAAACTGGCTGAGGAGCGCCGTTTGGATAGTTAACAGTGTTGAGATACTTGATGTAGAGAGTATTGAGGTCTGGATCCTGTGACTGATAACCTGCAACCGTGTTTACGATGGTAGCCTTTAGACCATTTGCGTTGGTAACTGTTTTACCAATGAAGTCGGTGATTGTAAAGGCGTAGTTGTTTGAGTAGTTATCGTTGATCTTAACGTAGGAGTAGTTGTCATCGAACGTAAATGAGCAACCTTCAGTGACTGAGCCATCTTTGAACACGAACCTACCGAACTTATCGATCTGGTCCTGCATAATAGTCTGCATCTGGTTTAGCTCTCTTGTCTGAAGAGCTACGCCTGGACGATATAAGATTCTGTAGAAGTTCTTATTTACATTATAGTCGTCAAAGTACGGACTGCGAGATAGGTCTGTCTGAAGAGCCATATTTTCCTCTAAAACTTAATAACGATTTGAACTGTCTCTTTCGAGGTGTTCGATAGTTGGAACGGAGAAGAGATGTTCTCCAGATAAGTAACTTCCCCAGTATTTATAACTAAGTCTGGATACTGGATGATATTACCAATAACGTTACACTTACCTGTTGATCCGGTAATTGATCCGGTAACGTTTCCACTTAGAGATCCAGAGCTAAATAGACCACTTCCGCCTATGTCACTTAATACTAGAACATTATAGGCATTGGAGATAGTAGCACCCACATTCAAATTATTTATAATGGTCTGCGTGGCGGAGAAAGCACCGTTGACCGAAGTAATTCTAAGATAAGTACTGTTTGCAAAAGTTAAGATTCCAGTTGCGGTATTGACTGAGTTTCTAACGATGTCTCCGGCTGAGAAACTACCATTAGCAGATGTATAGACTACATCTTGCTCATTGTTATTGCTGATGATCATGCCGGTAGCGTTTGAGTAGGCTTGAGTTACTCTCTCAAACTGCTGGAAAGGCGCTGAGTTAGATGTTAGCGGGAATCTAAGAGTCTGGTTGAAGTTAGTACCAAAGGTGTTGCTGACATCGATCGTGCCGTTTGCAATCAATATTGAAGTGACGTTTGCATAGGCATTTGTAACTGGATCATAGAGAGTATCACCTACTGCAAACCTGCCATAGACATTGGCTAGCAGCAGCTGAGTGTTGCTGTTAGTCGCTACGATGGTTGCATTTGCTCCACTGGTAATTTCGCTTACGGTCTCAACGGCATTCCCCTTTGTAAAGTAGACGACGTTTGAAGTTGCGACGTTTGCGGTAGTTCTAGAAGTTAGACCTAAGATATTATCATTAGATGAAGCGCCGTTGGCGAACTTAAGGTTAGCTGAGAATGTTCCCTGAACTTCTTTGATTTCAATGTAGCTGCTGTTTGCATAGACAATTTTACCAACGGCACCTGAGTTTGCCTGTAGGATATACTCGTTTGTGCTGAACCCGGAGCCACTAACTGTATTGATCGAGAGTCTAGCGCGATCAAAGCTACCTAAGTTCACGGTAATGTTGTTATACACTGGATTCTTGATTATACCGATTCTGCGATAAGTCCCATATACTGGGAACTTATAGCCTTCATTGAGACCATTTGCAAAAGTCATCGTGATGCCGGCATATCTAGCGCCGAGCTCGGAGTAAGGTTCCGAACCGTGACCAGTCACCGGAGAGACAACGCCATAGACACTCGCGCCATTTCCATAGAAGCTATTTGAGGTGATGGTTATGTTTGCGTATGTGTAACCACTTCCAGGATTTAGAACTGTCACCGCTGTGAGAGCTCCGGTAGAAGTATTTGAGGTATCGACGGTCGCATAAGCTAGAGCGTTCGCTCCGTCTCCTAAAATATTAACTGTCGGGGAGATGACGTACTCGGTCAACTGGTTAGGAGTGGTGAAGTATGAGAGTACGTTTGCCGAGCCTAGGATATTGCCATTTGTATCGCGAGTATTTACTGGAATACCTGAGATAAATGTACCGAGTGGATTGCTAATAGTGATGTTTGGATAGCTGGTCACCGAGGTTATGTTTGCTCTCTGTAAGCTAGATTCACCTCTGAGGTAGTAAGAAGTGCTGAAGCTTCCACCGGTAACGCTCGACAAAACTACAGTAGATGTATTTGAATAAGAAACGATGCCGGAAACACCCTGAGAGGTGTTACTCGCATCAACCATGTCTACCTTTTCACCCGTCGTGTAGTTTATTGAGAGGTTTGTCTTGTTTGAATAGCCAAGGATGACGCCGTAGATATTTGTGTTTGATATAAGACCATTCGCGGTAGTGAGGGTGATCGATGACGGCTCAAACGCATAAGGTAAGTTGTAAATAACATTTGCAACTGCAGATGAGCTAAACGCATTGTCGGTAACGATCACGCTGCTGTTGACGGCAGTTACCCTGCGAATGTTGTTATTAGCGTTCCCGCCGACTCTTATGTAGTCGTTAACTGAGAAGTCAGTTGTAAATGCAGTCTGAGCTGTGTTTGTAGAAGTAACGTAGTTATTGCCGGCTGTGATATTAACGGTGCCGCTCTTTATAGTTCCACTCTGACTTGCATTGTAGACTGCATAGCCGAGTGAGAAAGCATTAACACCGGCAGGTCTAGTTACTTTTAGCACAGTGCTATTTGCAGTCACGATAGTGGCGTTCGCTCCGGTATCAGACTGAATAATAGTATCGCCAACTTGGAAAACACCCTTTGTGTATAGAACTGCTAAGTTGTCGACGTTCTGTGTTAAGATGTTTCCAGCGGTAAATGTATCAGGTCCAGTGATGCTTGTGATATTAAAAGTAGCAAAAGTATTAAATGCAGTATCAACTGTAACAATCTTGTTAAGACCATCGTACTTCACGATCTTTCTGATCTGACCAGCACCGTAGCCGGCTTTCAGATACATCGAGCTGTTTGTGTAGTAGTCATTAGCATAGCTAGCGCTGGAGTCGATGATCACGGACTTATTATTGGCGCTTGCAACCAAGAAGCCGGTGTAATATGGATAGCCGTTGCCGTAGTTATTGATTCTAATAACGTCGATAGTTCCAGGAGTCGCGTTGGCGATAACTGCGGTATTTGGTCTAACAGCAATATAGTTGGTAGTAGTGTAGAGTGTATTTGCGTTGCTATCAATCGTGTACATATACTTCCAAGTGTAGCCGTCGGAAGTCTGGAACGTACCACTCTGCGTAGTCAGAGTAGGCTTAATCTTTGAAGCAGCGCCGTTGTTATTATCGATGATCTTAAATACGTCTAAGTTATCGGTAACTACGTAGAAGTTACTGCTGTACAAATTTGAGTTAAATTGGTCATAATTTCCATAGACTGTGTTGGCTACCCAGTTGATTCTTGGAATCAAGAACTCAATATATGTCGGCGTGATCTTCTTACCGAAGATTATGTCGTGATAGATGCTTGACTCGTGCTGGTAGACCGAGTCATTTGCAGAGTGATACGTGGTGATGTTATTAGAGCTGTCGTCCGGATTGCCTGCTGGATTTAACCAAGAGTCGGGCTTTCCCGCCCAGAGATAGTATGAGTTCTGTGTCTCAACATCATTGATGAATGATCTAATAATATCTAAGTAATGATGAATTGTTAAAACGGCCATTATACTATCCGAATGTTGTTTCTTTTATTTATTAGCTTTGCGCGATGTTTAAGTAGACGGGTTGAGAGTCTTGATTCGTTAACTCACTTTTTAGAGAGTATCTGCCAAACAGAGCTATTCCAGTTGGATGCACTAGATCTTCTACGAGCTTCTTGTAAGTATCTAGCATTCTAGAAGCTAAGATCTCATAGGAGTACACTTGATAGTAAGAGCTATCTTGAATGTACTGGTCGTCACTCAAGAATCCAATATTGTTCTTAAAAGATCCGAGACCAATCCCATGTGTCTCAACGATAGAGACTCCGGTAACTGCAGTTGGATTTGTGTTGTTGCTCATGATCACCGTCTCATCTGGATTATAACTGAAGCCAGAATCTACAACTTTAACTGAAGTAACGATACCATTTGCATTACCTGCAGAAGCGACGACATTTGCATCGTAGCCCCAGAAGCCACCAACACCATCTGAGATTCTTAAGTTATAGATGTTTGGCTCGGTGATGGTAACTGTCGGGCTAGAAGAATAGCCATTTCCTGGATTGATGTTCTTGAGATATGTTATGGTTCCAATTTCTAGATTCTGAATATTCAAAGAAGCATTGAGCTGTGTGTCTAGATTGGTTATGCTGCCCGCTGCTGGAAAGCCACCCCAGTCAGTCTGTCTGGCTACTGAGTGAATAGTAGCGGTCGCTCCAGTATTAGCATCAGTTAGAGTGCTTCCCGGAATGAAGTAGCCGATGTTTGCAGTAGAATTAAAGACCGTAATTACCGAGCTGTTTGACGCAGCAGAATTAACTATACCGTTTGAAGTAACTCTAACTTTAGGCCAAGTTGATCTAACTTTAACTACCGAGCCGGTTGAGTTACTCACGAGGATGATTCCTGGAACTAGATTCGCATTTGTCATATTTGCGTCAGTTCCAGTGATATACAGGACAGTCTGGTCCGGCTTATATACTTGAAGGCCAGTTATGTTAAGTGATGAATTTGATAGAGTCTCACCCGCGGTAACTTGTCCGCTTACGTAGCTGACGTCGAGATGGATGACGTTGGCAGCTGAAGTTACAGTATTATTAGACGAGAAGCTTCCAACTACAGTATTAACACCTAGAGCCATTGTCTGGATAGAGTACTCTAGAGTTGTACTTAAGAATCCACTTATGTTGTCGGTTATGACAGAGTACGTTTGCTTGTTAGTGAGTCCTCCGACATTAGCGGAAGCGCCAGAACCAGAACCACCAGTAATGCTCACGATTGCGTTAACGGTATAGCCAAAGCCTCCATTCTTTAAGTAGAGAGAAACTTTACCGTTTTGGTTAGTTGTAGTAAGGACCTGAGCCGTACCACCCGATCCGCTTCCTTGAATTGTAAGAAGATCTCCCGGATTGTAGCCGGTGCCGCCGGAAGTGACGCTGATAGTTGATAGAGATCCGATGATGATGGGAGCGTTGTTTGTAGTTATTGCCGGAACATCAAAGGATAGGATTTTCTGACCAGACTTGAACTCACCGTCGATCGCAGAGATGTAGATGACGTTTACGGTCTTGCCTTGAACGACTTTCTTGTAGGTGCTCTCAACGATCGCGGTGGCTCCACCCGACGTATAGATCTTCTTTCCAATGAGACTTCCGTTAAATGGAGTATCGGTAACCTCGATATATGTTGGAACATACCAAGTTGAGTCTGAAGACTTCATGATATGCTCGCCCGGAATATAGACTTCTATATCTTCATTGAAGAGCATTCTAAAGAGAAGCTTGTAACCTCTCTCAGTTCCCTTGGCATTATAGAGATCGGTGATGTGCTTGATCAAGAGTCTCTTGTCAGCGACAACATTTTCCGGCAGAGAGTTGATGAACTTATCTTTGAAGTACTGGATAAATGAATCTAGAGTCGTGTCAATGTCCATGTAGTCGAGTGCGGATCTCGATACATTTAGAACTTGACCGTTCTGCTCCATCCACTGGTAGTACGCCTGAACAAACGCGATGAAGTTAGGTCCCTGATCTCTATAGAAAGCGGGAAACTGATACGGTACTAGAGGGGATACTAACTTCTCAATTTGCATTAGCTTGCAACCGCTGTATTAACTACCATGCTGGCTAGGTCGATCTCAACTACGTTATTATAAGATGCTACGATGTCATCGTAATAGGTGGTGGCAAAGAGCTGTATGCCGGTAGCTCCCAAGAAGTCAATCACTGTGATGTTATTGATCGAGAGAGTGCCGGTTGTATAGTCGACGCTTCCGATGTTTGAGTAGGTGACTGTGTTATTGGTTGTGACGAGCTTTAGGTAGAGCACCGGATTGGTGTTCTGCACTTCAAAGCTGCTTCCAGTTCCAACTCTAGAGAACGAGTTAACGTTCGGATTGTAGTCGGTGATCTGGTAAGTGTTACCATCAGCTGCTAGGAAGTTAGAGCTAACTATAGTTCCAGGAATTAGCTGGTTATTAAATGTTGTACTTATTGAGCTCGTAGAACCAAGAGCTGGCTGAGCGATCTTGTAGACCTGAGTCGTGATCTGGTTACCCACAATGCTCGGGTCGGTCGCGTCGATAGCCTCGGTGAACTTTGAGAACCTGAATGTATTGTTAAACAGCTGGAGATAGTTGTTGTTGAAGTTTGTAGCAGAAGTCACTACCATTGTCTCAATCTGAGCTGGAGAAAGAGAGGTGTTGTTGAAGTTAACTGTCACGGTTATGGTAGGAATGATGTAGATATATTCTGGATCGATAACTACGTTCTGTATGTTCAACACCTTCTTATCTTGCAAGAAAGTGATGAGGTCTGTTTTTCTCTGGTTAGTGAGAGGTGAGCCTGAGTATGTGCTCGGTGAGATAAACACCTTGCCGTACTGAACGCTTCCAGTTACGGTCTCTCCACCATAGATGTTGACGTCTTTCACTTCATTGAAGTTATCTAAGATGATGTTGCGATAGTCATTCATGGTAACTGCCCTACCGAGTGTCTGGTAGGCTCTAGGTGCCCTGAATCTAATGGACTCGATTGACTCGCGATCTGCACCGTTGGAAGATCCAGTAACCGTAGTTATCGAAGTTCCCGTAACCTGACCGCCATTGGTTGGTCCTAGGTCGTGATCCATGAAGAAAGTAGTTACACCTGCTCCGGCAGTTCCCAGAGAAGCTCTATAAGATAGCAATACCGTAGATGCATTCTGAGGGGTGCGACCAAATACGCCGTCTCCAAAGTAAACTTGGTAGGTGCCGCCTGCAGATGCCTGTAAGAAGAATACATTTGAAGTTGGAGTAACGTCGTAGAGATAATCTGCTCTTGAGAAGTTAGTTATAGTCTGACCGTTGTTCTCTATAACAGTCACCGCTAAGCTGTCGGTGTCGACCGTTGGATTTGTTACTAAGAACTTCTGGTTGAGGTTGGTGTAGTCAACTGTGTACACCTCGCTGAAGTAAGTTCCTTCATAGATCGCAACATTAGAGAACGTAAACGTATTTGAAGTTGATAGCGATGTGATGTTGCGATCGGTTGTGAATACAAAAGATCCGTTCGCGTTCTGACCGGAGAACTGAGTTCCCTTGGGGATCTCAAATGCGTTTCCAATTCCGCTGGTTGTAAATGTGATGTTGATGAGAGCTTCTGGAGACTTTACAGAAGCTGGGACGTAGTTGACGTGCTTTGCATGAGATACGACTGAGTCCCTCACCTGAGCGCTATCAATAAACATCTCAGAGATAGCCATATTCGTATAGAACGAGTTGATGTATGTATTGTAAGACAGGATGTCGAGGAGGACGTTGATGTTGGAACCTTCAAAGTCATAGTCCTTTAGACTAGACTGGGACTTCATAAAAGTCTTCAAGTTTGTCTTGAGAGTATCGAAGTCTAGAGAAGTTATAGTTAGTGCGCTGTTAGCTGCCATTTTTATCTTACTCTCGTGAGCGTAACGTCTAGTGATATAGGAGTACTATTATTTATTAAAGAAAATACAACCAAGACTACCACGGTGTTCTCGTCAGTACCGTTGTACACGTTCACGCCGAGCAACTTAGCTCTCGGTTCATTGTAGTTAATTGTCTTAGTTATTGAGTCGACTATGTTCTTTGAAGTCAAGCTGGTGATCGGCTCGAAGAGAGACCTATAGACGTCTCCTCCAACTTGAGGCTGAAAGAATCTCTCGCCATAGTTAGTGAAGATCAAGTTCCTGATAGACTGCTTGACTGCATTGGCGTTTGTGGTCTTACCAAGAGCTCCAGTTATTGGGTGCACACCAAAGCTATTCAAGAAGTCACTGAAGATCTCCTGTTGGGCCGACTGCGTAAACTTATCTGCTCTTGTTACCATCTATCCTACTTCTTAGGTATTACCTGCCCGCCTGGAGGAACCGTACTTACTTCAAGCAGAGTACCCTGAGCGGACTTGATCTTGTTGCTCTTACCGGAAACCACAACTTCATTGTTAATTGACAAGATTCCAGACTTACCGGAACCATAGTTAATGATAGCAATATTCTGATCACCAGTCGCATAGATATTGATAAACCCGTTGTGCTGGATACCAATACCTTTCTTGTTGATGTTGATGTAGTTATCACCAACTTTCAACTCGATCTCGTCACTAGCCTCAATCTTAACTTTACCCTTATCAACGGTAACGTCAAAGTTACCTTTCTGCATGTGAATCCCATACTCACCGGAGATCATCTGGATCTTGTTTCCGGTAATCTGAGATATGTCATTACCCATGATATTGTGATGGACATCGCCGGTATGATCGGTGACTATGTTTCCCTCGGTAGTGTGAAACCCATCTCCACTAGCAGAAGTATTTATCTGAGAATCATTGGTGCCTGCGATCTTTGAACCACCACCGCCTGAGGATTGATTCCCGCCGGTCTCAGAGTGGCTTCCTCCAGCAGTGGTAGATCTCTGTGTCCCGCTTATCTTAGTGTCGTGGTGGCCATCAGCTGTGTGAGAGACGCCATCTCCGTGATAAGCGTGGCTCTTGCCGGTCTTAACGCTGACGTGCTGACCATCTGGACCAACCCCGTCGTAGCTTCCATCGGGGTGAATGACGAACGAGCACTCGTGTCCAGGTTCAACGCTCCTGATCTCTTGACTTCCATCTGGACGAGTGGTAACATAGAGATTAGGATATGTTCCCTTGTAGTCAATCTTAGGATGAGCTTGATTCGGATCGTATGCCATATTACACCTTACTTATAGTTGCACCGGTCGCGGTGTACGTCACGCGCTGACCGTTAATAACTTCAGAAGTTCCAGTTATGTTCTTAGCATTCTCGGAAGCCGCTAGTCTCTTCTGAGCATCTGCTAGCTTAGAGTCAATATCAGGCTTGAGAGCGCTGTTCATCGCGTTCTTCTTCTGAGCGAGAAGAGCTTGATTCTTAGTGAAGTCACTCATTGCCGGACCAACCTTACCGATGTCAAGAGCCGACTTTGGTAGAGCGCCATTTACTAAGTTTTGAATATTTCCACCGATGTTAGGTAGAAGCTTGGTAGCATTTGCAACCATATTTAGTGGATTCATGCCGGCCCCAAGAATAGAACCGATACCCATGTTGGTTATTCCTGAGAGGGCACCTGTAACTGATCCGGCTAGACCAGCTATCGCGTCTCCACCCAAGCCACTCGCTATGTTACCAATTCCACCGGCGAGACCTCCGACTGCTCCACTTAGTCCGCTTAGCGCGCTGGCACCACTTGCGAGACCACCGAGAGCGCTCCCGACTTCTCCGACTGCGCCACCCGCGAGACCTCCTAGAGCATTACCAACTGCAGCAACCGCTCCGCCTCCGCTGATAGCGTTAGCAACTGAGCTAATTGCATTACCTTCACCTAGCAAGGCAGTCGCCGCTCCTCCAGCTAGAGCTGCTCCAAACTGAGCTTCCATAATAGTTGAGTGCTCGTGCTGGATATGATCTTGAGCAGAAGCAAAGTGATAGTCAGTTGGACCGCGAAGCTTATAGAGACTCTGACCCGTGCTAACATCTTTATAGTGAATGTATCCTGGATATGGCTCGCTCTCGAGAGGATAGTACTGCTGGACGTATGTCGGTGGTATAGACGTAGAGATCAAGTTAGCTACTGGACTTCCAATAGCAGCGCTGATCTGTGGAACTACTAGAGCAGTGGCGATTGGTGGTAAGCTGCCGCCGTTGAGTGCTGCGGTAAGCGTGACGTCTGCGACTGCTAGCTTGAGAGCATTCTGTGCGATACCGGTAAGAGATCCAGAAGCAATTAGACCGGTCATAGCTCCAAGAGCGCCGGCGACGCCAATAGATCCAGCCAAGCCCGTGATGCTCTTGATCAAGCTTCCGGATAGTAAGTTAGTGAGACCGACCGGACTGGTCAAGCTCATGATATTGCGAACCGTGTTGAAGCCATCGACCGCACCCGGAAGAGCTCGACTCAACTTATTAGGATCTACCTGCTTTACTAGATCTAAGATGTCAGTTGTGGCCGTCTTATCTGCAGAGGCAGTAGTCGGCTTCGTCGGCTCCTTGAGCTTGCTGTCAACTGCGGTCTTGTTTACGATACCTGTAGAGATAGTGAACTTACCTACGGTTGGATCTGCTCCCGAGCTGTTGATCTTGTTGATGTCGATACGACCCGGAAATAACTTGCTGAAGGCGTTGTACTCGACGGGATCGCTCTGGTTAACCGCAGCTGACGGGATAGATCCGGTCTTGATGTCGATCGTCTCCGCGCCGTCGGTAGATGATCCGGGTTTTGGATCACCGGCCTTGCCAAAGCTTCCCATGATGATTGGATACTGCTGGTCAGAGTCAGCCCAGAAGCCAACTACTTTAGAGTCTTTGACTAGACCGAGAGGTGCAGTACCAAGCTTACCGATCGCGGGAGAAGTCACGGGCTGAAGCGGCATCGCCCACGGAAGATCTTTATCTGGAATATTGTTGGTGTCGTCGTGTTTTCCAAATACGCGTATCTGCACTCGACCGGACTGGTCCGGATCCTTTACGTTAACGACCTTGCCGATCCACCAAGAGAATGAAGAACCTAAACTTGCCTCTGTCATCTTATCACTCCGGATTACCCTTCAAACATTCAATCACACATGTATATCTAGGTCTCTCTCCGACTTTACCGATGTCGTGATGGATTCTAGATATTAAGAACTTTCCCGAGAGCTGAGAGTCATTGCTTGGATTATCAGTGGTTCCCTTTCTAGTAGGGAGGTTGGCGGTGATCACGTCGCCAGCTTTTAAGTTGAGATCTCCGGGAACTCTTATCTTAACAGTTCCCTGCATCAGCGTAGAAGCAAAGCTCTGGCGATCCGCTATGTAAGTGGGAATGCTTGTCTTTGCTCTCTGAGAAGTATCTACGGGAATAAGCAGGAGTCTCGGCTTGGCCTGCCCAGAAGGATTTCTATACTTCTGGGTAAACGCGCCGGTGTTGATGTCTTTCTTACCGCCTGTAGTGTAGTCAGTGCTGTTCTTGGTGAGAGTATTGGTAGTGTACTCCCAAGTTCTAAAGTTGAACGTCGCGACCTTTACCTGACCACCGATAGCAATTCTATCGACCGCGTTAAACTGATTAGGGGTCTCAACCGCAAAGATTTGGTTGTCGTTCTTGCTGTTCATATCGACGTTAACGGCTGAAGACTGGTTGAAAGTCTTAACCGAGCTGCCCTTAAATAGCTTCTCAACTGTCGTGAACTTAAATATCTGGTCGGAACCCGATCTAGTCTCAAAGAACACGAAGAGAGAAGACTTGTTCTCATTAGACACGGCTCTCTTCATAGCCAGCTCGATAGCCCTGTATGGATTCTCGTGCGAGAACTTTATGTCTTGAGTTCCCTTGGTGTCTTCAGCCTCGATCTTCTTAGTGCTCTGGAGGTAGTCTTTATGAATTGACTTTATGATCTCGGAGATCTGAGCGCTGTATGTCTTCTCTACGTAGTTGTTCTTTGCCTTGAGAGCCTCGATAGAGACCATGTTGATCTTATAGATCTTGTGCTTAAGAGAGGAGGTATTTCCCTTGACTTCTGTAAGGTGACTTATACCCATCTTGTAGTTAGCAGTTGCTCCACCTGGAACTTGAAACGTGATGGTGACTTCTTCGTCGCCGCTTATCTTGAGCTGGCCGATCTGGTCGTCGGTGTCCATTACTTCGACGTCAATAATGATTCCTGGTGTAAAGATGCTCTCATAGATAGAAGCCGAGGTGAAGGACTTAGATAGATCTAGAGATCCTCGGTCGGACTTAATAGAGAACGTCTTTACTACTATATCACCGGGTGCAAATGAATCTGACATATTACTGTGCCAATAGTGTAGTTAGCTGCGTTGATATGGTTCCACTAATACCGTTGTCGACTACTCTGATAGTTCTTCTTCTCTCGTTCTTCTCGTTCTCAACGTCGTACATGGTAACTGGATCCCAGTAGATCTCTTCACCGGCGACGATGTTATTTGCAAGAGAAGTTGTAGAAGTAAATGCAACGTTGGTAGAGCTCTCTGTACCGTAGACGTAGCTGCTTCCTGTTATGAGCACCGTTGAGTTCGAGTAAAGAACTCCTGAAACGTGCTGCAGCTGGATACTTGTGCTGTTGGCATAAGATACTTGACCGCGACCAGTATGAGTGCCGTCGAAGTTGATGTAGACGATCTCGTTGTTAGTGAATGATGTTCCAACACACGACACACTTATCAGTGAGTTGGTGTTGATAGTCCAGTCAGCTGGAAGCCTCACGTATCTCAAGACCTGTCCCGTGTCTTGATTATACAGAGGTTGCCAGTACCTGTGCTGGTTGCTCGGAAGAGCGTTGTAGTCAGATATACTAATAGCGTTTCCGTTGTACCAGTTGTTTATATAGTGATCTATCTTGTTCGATAGATTCTGAACGGTGGTATTGTACTTTGCTACTAGGTAAGAGTTGAACTTATCGTCTGTGAGGTACCACTGATAGTATGGATCGATGATTCCATTTGATAAGTAGAGAAGCCAGTCCATGTACTGGTCATTGTAGTAGTTATCGGCTATCTGGTCAGCCCTGATGCCGTTGGTTACGTCATAAGAGTAGTAAGCGTACGGAGTTGCTGGAGCCGAAACTTTTAGAGCAGCTCTCTCAGTTAAGTTGATAGCGAAGTTATTGGCGTAGAATACTGCCGGAAACTTGTCGAAGTATTTCTCTGCCATTTTCTTATCCTAGTGTCATTACGTTGTCGAGAGTTTGAAGAGCGCCGTTGATGTTGCTAGAATTATTCTGCAAGTTATCAATAATGTTGCTGCCAATGTCAGCTGCTGTGCTCAGCGCTTGACCAAGTGCAGGATTGACTCCAGCAAAACTACCAACTCCAGAAAGAGACTCTTTTGTCCACATCTCGATCTCAGTCATATCTACTGATATGTTGATATGAGTTGGAGCGTAAGTTCCCTTAAAGAACGATGGACCATTCGGAGCAAAGTCAGCTGTGAATGACTTAATAGCGCAGGGCTTAAATTTATACAAGTAATAGTCAGTTGGAAATAGCGTTATGTTAGCTATGTTTGGATACGTAAAGAACGTACCTCCGCTGCCTTGGCCAGATAGTCCAGGTAACATGTTGTACTTAAAAGCAGCTACTATGCTAGCGATAGTTGAAGACTCTTCTGGGTTTCTTGGAGCTAATGTCCAGCTAAACGAGTGAGACTTAAAATTAGGACTCTGGAAAAGCATAGTTAGGAATGGATTATACGCGAGACCAGCCATCTGAAGAGCCTGTGCACCGCCGCCGCCAAAAGCTTTACTTAGCTCAGACGCGCCATAAGCTAATCCAGCTCCAGTTGCGATATTACCTAAACCCTGAGCTCCACCTGCATTCTGCAGTTCTTGCTTAACAGTATCGAAGAAGTTACCGGATGCAGGACTTCCAGAAGAATTTCTCTGGTTAAGATACTGCTCAGCAGCTGCACCGACTGCCGCAGAACTCGATGAAGTTGAGGTTGAGTTCCAGTTAACTGAAGTCATGTCTTGAAGACTTGATGGGATTGGAAGGGTGATGCCGCCAAATGACTTGAAGAAAGGCTGGTCAAATATCGATCTTCTCTGGTACTGAGAGAACTTTATGCACATAAAGGCCTTGCGGCCGATGTCTTCATTGATTAGATCGGACGGGTATACGAGATCCCCCATGAATTGATAGCCGCCGGCATTTGGATCTTGTCCAGATAAACCATAAGCCGTAGCTCCAGCAGCTGTGACAGCCGTGTCTTTAAAGACTGTGCAAGCTGCGTTTACTAATCCGTCTAATAAAGCCATAGTAGTTCCTAAATATTTTTATATTATTTATTGCAGAGATCAAAGATGTCTTACAAAGGGTACTTTAAACCTAAAAATCCGGCTAAGTATAAAGGGAACCCGACTAATATTATTTATAGGTCAAGTTGGGAACTCAAACTCATGGATTATCTGGATAAGCATCCAGACGTTATTCAGTGGAGCTCAGAGGAGTTCTGCATACCTTATCGCTCGCCCGTTGACAATAGAATTCATCGCTACTTTCCTGACTTCTGCGTAAGAAAGAAGAACAAAGACGGGGTGATTGAGACCGTGGTAATAGAGGTAAAGCCAAAGTCGCAGACGCAAGAGCCAAAGAAGCCGGCGAAAGTAAAC